CCATAGTGTCCTGTCGTAGGGCCTTCGCTTCATCTGATTCGAAATCATAATCATCGCGGCCCATCCATTTCGTCTTTCCTCGATGTCCGTGCTTATGGGTCTCAGTCATATAAGGGTATCCCGGTGATGTAGTTCTGTTAATTGGTTGAAAGAACTCATCACCTGGGACACCCATTATAGCCTCCTCATAATGCAGGACTCGGTTGGCGACTTGTCCAGGTTGCTTCTGGGAAATGTTTAGAAAAACATCTCTGGTCGCTTGGTCAAGAACATCTTCGGGTACTAGCCCGCAGGGAATCCCGGCCTTCTTCGCTCCTTCAATCAGGGGGTCGTGCATCTTTCCGTCTATCATGGTAGGTCGTAACATCGCAGGTTTCGTAGTCGCTGGCGATATTTTACCATGTAGCTTGCTGGGACCAATCACTGTCTTCGTGCTTTGAGTGACTGGTGCTTTGATGGTTCCAAGATGTATGAAACCTGCGTCAATGGGCTCTCCTTCTCCTTCCATGACGGAATCCAATGCCAAACCAATCTGCGCTAGTTTGGGCATGTGCTCCAAGGCTGTTTGTATAGTTTCCCAACTTACAACCTGAGCATAATTCCATCCGCTGACTGTACCGCTGACATGAATGCCAACGATCCTCCCACGTATAGCATCAGTGTTAAGTGACGCTATCTTTCCGCAGTCTCCAAACTTCGTCGGAATCTGGTATTGACAAATTGATGTCGATACCACGTCACGTTTCGTCTTCACATCCATCACGTAGTCGATGTGACTGTTCAACAACAGTTTACACTCTCCAGAGACTCTGGAGAATGAAACTCCATGCGGTCCTCGATCAATGCCAGAGAGCGTCGCCATAACGCTACGATCTGCCATCTTTGCTAGTTCAGCTTCTGTTGCGAAATGTCCCGTGATATCTTTTCCTCTCATGAACTCCGATATCACACAGAACACCACATCCATTCCTCCTACTTCATCCTCGGAAATGGCGTGCTCAAGCTGAACCACGTTCGTGAAGAGATTGCGATAATCTCTTGTGATCATCACCTTGTCGTTGTCGGTATGCCGGAACACTATCCGGTTGGGGGGGTCATCCTTCATGTGCAATTGGAAATGCGCGGGCATCATGAACACGTTACCGACAATTTGGGTAATACAACCCATGTCGATCTCTCGCGCACTCGTCGTTCCAACTTCATCGTACTCTGCAGTAATGAGATACTGCTGTCGTCTAATCAAATTGATGACATCCAATTGATTAATGCTCTGTCCAAGCTCCGCTCCGCCTTTCACAACACGCGCTCTAGATATGGCTTTCACACCAGGTCTAGAACGCGGCTGCAAAACGCGGGGGTCACTCTCAGCAACGTTCTCACTCTTGCTCGACTTCCTCATCGCAATCAACGCTGGCAACGCCACAATGAGCAGTGCCAACAACTTGTTCTCCTTCGCAAAGGAGAGCACTCCATTTAGGAATCCCTGCACATAACTTTTGACGGTCACGTACACGTTCCTCACAATCTCCG